CTTATTTTATTGGGAGTACTCCATTCAACTATACCACCCACTCCATTACTTCTTGGAATATATATTACTGAATCCTGGAGCGAACCCAGGTTCGCTCCCCAATTAGTGATATTAAGTATTATGGTTTTAATTGATGAATTATTTATAAAACTTACATTATTACCAGTTAATGTAACACTAGCAATGGTATTACTAATTAGGTTATAACTTGATAAAGCTTTATAATTATTGGATAATGAAACTATTGATGAACGATTATTTGATGCTTGATTTAAAGCAGATTCTGCATCACTCATAGCTTCAACTGCTTTATTATTAGCATTATCAGCTAATTCATAAGCTGCAAGAGCATCATTTTTATTCTGTGTAATTCTTTTATTTAATTCAGTATACCAATTAGTTTCACTACCAAGATTAGCAATATCCATTAGAGTTACACAATTGGCTGCTGATACCTGGATTCTTTCAGTACCAACTGGGGTTACTTGGTTAAATGTTGATATGTCTTTAAATTCTGGCATAATATTTTATTTTTTATGGTTAATATTTATAGGAAGCTTTATTATCATCATATATACTCACATTACTATCAAATGTGGCTACTACACTATTATCTGTTTGTTGTAATACTTGTAAATAAGCTATTGGTTGATTGTTATCTACTTTTTCTGATATTCCTTTGAATCCAATAACTTTTACTCTTTGAATACCTTGGGTATTTTTATCTGAAGTAACCAAGACTTGGTCATTTTCCTGTATTTTAGAAAAATCAAGATAGAAATATTGGTTAGTACCATCTCCCCATGGTATTGATATTTTTAATTCCATAATATTAGGATTGTTTTACATATTGGGAAGAAGTATTTGAATATAAGGATTTTTTGTTATCAAATGTGGCTACTACTCTTGTATTATCTATAGTTTGAGTAACTAGAAGAGAAAATTTTACTTGACTAGTTGGTTCCACATTTGGTGTATTGGTTTGTATAGTTACAACTAAATCTCTGGGATTTGAACCAGTATTATAATCAGATGTTATGCTTATAACTTGGGATTTTTCATTATTATCGTAACTAACATAAAGTTTATCACCTGAACCATCATTCCATGGTATTTCAGCAATTATGTTTGCTTTACTTTCTGGCATAACTTATTAAATTGATAAAATCCAGGTGGGAATCCCACCTGGATTGGTTTACTAATAAACTTCTTAAGATACAGTGAATGTTGTATTGGTAGTAACTTGTACAGATACCTCTGAACCATCTTGAGGAACATCGATAGATGTAGGACTTACTTCCAAAGTCGGATCACCAGCGGTTTGATTAAGAACTATTGTTGCAGTAACTCCAGAACCCCCAGCACCTTGTACAGTAATCTGTTGAGTTTTTTCATCTACAGTTTCATTTTCTACTGCATTTATGGTAAGTGTAAATGCATAAGAAGCTTGTGCACCTGGGTCACCAGATATCTCAACTCCATTAACTGTATTGGAACCATTAGCTTGGTATTCAACAGAAGATATATCTTCTGTAATAATAGTTCCTGAACCCTTTGAAAAGGTTAACTTTGAAGAGTTAGATGTACCGGTAATGGTTACTACTCCACCAGATTTATCAACTGCTTGGGAAGAACCATTGTCAAATTTAACAAATTCTGCAGCAGGTAAATGATTTGCTGTGAATTTTTTAGGGGTACTTACTCCAGGAGCAGTTACTGTAAATTCTGCTGTTTGTTTTACACGATTACCCTTATTGGGTATTTGGGCTTTTACTTTTAATTCAGTATTACCTGAACCAGTGCTTGGATTTACTACAATGCCATTTTTTGTAATATCAGCCATTGTTTTTTTTTAGTTAATCACTCTATTGTAAATGTAGTATTAGTATATACTGTATTAGTATCTTGGTATTGATTTTTTTCAGATAAGTATACATTCAATTTTTCTAAGGATAATCTTGGGTCATCATTATTTTTTGACCATACAATTATACCATTAAAAATTACCCTATTTATATCTCTACCATTGAATACAATCCTATTTATATTCCTACCATTAAAGGATAAAATTGGATTTGCCATAATCAATTCTCTTTAACTTGGATACCATATTTTTCTGAAGCTAATACTTTTCCAGTATCTAATTGGATTAAACTGAAGGTTAATTCAGTATACCCAGATTCATTAAATACTAGCTTATATGGAATTTCCATGATATTATTGGATTCTAAATTGAACCCAGTTTTTGAATCACCAAAGAAATAATTGTTGTTGGCATTTACTTGATTACCATTAACCTCTTTTATATTAAGGTTAACTTCATTTGGGTATTCATTCTTTAATAAAATTCTTACCCTTCCAATTTTATCAGTAGTATAGTTTGCTAGAGTTAAATTAATCAAAACTTCTTTATTCTTAATTGGAATTTCTGAAAACTCTGCTACAATAGATATTGTTTTTTTTTCTACTGACCTTGCCAACATCATTGATATTGGTTCATATTCAAAATATAATATATTATCTTGTTGGTCTGGGGCTGATTCAGTTACTACTATTGCCTTTACCATATCAGATATAACTGCATTTGTTGGTAAATTGGCATTTTGTTTCTGACTTCCCCCTACTCCAATAATAAGTTGGGACATTTTTTTTATTTAATACCCATATTGAAGCTGATTTTCTTGGGCACCTTGAATTTCGGATATGATTTCTGGATTCCAACCAGGATATATCTTTGTGGTAATGAATTCCCCACTTCCTGCTGGTTTAACTGATAAGCTTATTGCTTCATCAGTTATATTTTTAATAAGGAAAACCTCCTTAGGTGAACCAAGCTTAAAGTTACCACTTGGTATATTACCTATTACACTTACCTGTAAACTTAGGGTAATGGATTTTCTACCTTGATTTTTCATTATTTGAATCTTTATTGGGGGTACCTTTATTTATGAGTATACCCAAAATTTTAATTAATATTCCTATCCCCATTATTGTTATATTTTTCTTGAAATTCTAAGGCTTCTTGTTCTGGTAATTCCATATATAAATCCAAATTGTAGTCATCTGGAATAAATAATTCCTTTGCTACTATTACCCCATTTATAAAATCCTTATTTACAAATAGGAATCCTTCTTTTGATACTAAATGTTTCATATCATTTGGTAATTACAACCCAATTTTTATCCGTAGCTATCTTTATATCTTCTTCCATAAGTTCAGATGTCCCCGGATTATCTACTATATTGATAGTTCTACTATTTGAATTTGTAAAATCTGGTAACCTATTAAATAATGATAATAAGCTATCTTTTTCAAATTTGGCTTTTAATAAATTTATATGAGTACTCCCATAATCAAATGGTGACTCATTACTGAACTGTAATGAATTTATATATGAATCATTTGCAATAAAACATCTTAACTTTATCTTATTATTACCAAAACCCATACTATATTTAAAATAATTAAACCCAGTACATATTATAGCCTTATCAGAAAATTCCCCAATATGCTCATTTGGAAAATTTTCTACTTCCTCTAAATTATATAATTGCGCAAAAGAAGATGTTAAATCATTTATATAAGAAAATAATGACTGGTCTTTTGGGAAAATTAATCTCCTAAGTCTTATACAACCACTTAACATGTAACCAAGATTCTTCCAATTTTCAGAACTTTGTTCTGGTAAATATACTTCTTCTACAATAATATTACCTTGAAACAAGCTTGATATAGAAGAAAAAACAAATTTCCTTAAATCATAGGATTTCCTTAATTGTACTGGACTATACATCCCTGAAAATAAAGCATTAGCATATGAACCCACTAACTCTGGGTTAAATATATTTATTGGATAACCTGGATAATTATTTGGAAAGGTACTCCCAAATAATTTTTCAAACCTTATATCCTTACTATCAAATTTTATTTCTTTTATAAATAATGAATTTAATGTATCATTTTTATATAATATATGTTTACCATGAACTCTTACATATTCTACATAGGGAGGATATTGTCGGGAAATATCAGAAATTTCCAAATTGGTATACAACCCTTCTCTATTTATTGATACTGCTTTTATAATGGATTTACTATAATCTTGATTATTATTATTATAGTTTGATAAGTTAATTTTATTGTAAGCAATATTATCTTTAATGATAGTAATATCTACAAACCAAAATCTTTCACCATTACTATCTAACTTACCACTTCCATCAACAAATTTATGGTTTACTCTATTATACCCCGGTATACCACCATTTAAAATATCTTCAATAATACCATCACCCCAATTTACACGTATATCTTGGTCATAAAACCAAAAAGACACATCATAATCTTCATCTCCCCCCTTATATACAATCATCTGTATATGGTTTTTTGGAGTTTCTTCAAGACTATCCCATAATGGGTCTAATTTATATTGTCTTTGTACTTCTTGATAAATAGCTGGAACTAATACCTCTTCTTCTACAGAAATTGGGTTTGAAGGATAAAGTACTTGCTCCTCTATTATTGGTACATCTGGAACTAATACCTCTTCTTCTATAATAACATTCATGATACAATTTCTATATTGGTATATTCAGTTTTATCTCCATAATCCCAAATCCCATCATTAAAATCAGAATCTGGGGTATTGAATGCTCTAGTTACCCTTAATATCCCACATTGAAAGGTATTTGAATTTACAATCACTATAATATGATTATCTTCAATCTTATGGTTTACTCTTGTAGTACCATCATAACTAGCAACTAACTGGTTATCCTTTGCATCTTTATAAGTAAATTTAAACTGGATATCTTTTGGGTCAATCAATACTCTTTTGGTCTCCCCATTTTCTTCCTGTTTTGCATATAAACCTACTTTAATTTTAAAATCTGCCCAGTATGGTTGTGGTTGTATTTGATTTTCCATATCAAATTATTTCATAAACTTTTCTACCATTTGTATTCCTTATTATGGATTGTTTTCCAGAACTTATTATGGTAGTATCTGATACATAAGATTGTAAAATATCTTCATTCTCTTGTGGGTCTTCTCTATCTAATATGATAAAGAATAAAAGAGCTTCATCTGATGCTTGTGCAACTTGGGTATCTCCAGATGATTTATATACTTTCCCATTTAATATAAACCTATCTTCGGACCAATTAAAATCCCAATACCCATATTTGTTTAATAAATTGTTTTCCCTTAAAAGGTTAGCAGAAATATATAAAACCAAATTACCCTTATCTAGTTCACCAGAAATGGAATTTCTTCCAGATGATGCCCAGGTTTTAATAAAATTATATTGGAATAACCCTTCTAATTGATAAGGTACATATTTAACTCCAACATCTTCACCAAAAGCTAATGGTTGGTTTATTTTTCTTAACCATAGAAATGGTTGTTTACCAGCATCTACATCTATGAAGTTATTTATTATGGATTTATATTTATCCCAATCTTTTTGGGACATTCTGCTAATTTTTGGCATATTACCTTAATACTTCTAATGGGTCTGGACCATCCAATAATCTTGGTTTCCTTCTGTTTACCACTCTTGGTACTACAACCCTAATTTGGTTTTCACAGATTGGTAGATATATATCTAACCTTCCTGCTAGCATACATAAATTTTGTTTCAGTATATCTATGAAACCACCAGGTTGGGTTGCTTTGGTTATGTTTGATATAAAATCTTTTTCAGATTCTGTATCATTAAAATATTCTACTTCTGTTGGTCCAGTTACAATCTTTTTTATTGAACCTCCAGATGCAGAGGATGTATCTGATGAGGAACCAGAACTTTGGGAAGAATATTCCCCCCCACATTCTGAACCTTGTGAATTATCTTTTATAATGGTTTGAGAAGTAGCATTGATTACATTTTGAATGTTTAATATCATATAATCATAAGCAGCCAATTCCATTATTAATTGATTTTCTAGAGCTTCATAATAAAGTTCATTATTAAAATCTTCTACTGGAATTTCATGATTTACTAGTGGCTGAATATATAATTGCCATTTCTCAATAAATTGTTGTTTAACACTTGATGGTACCTTTCCAAATATTGAATAAGGTATATAAGTATTAATCAACACATATATACTGTTTGATAAATGGGTTTTTACTTTATCAGATATCAAAACAGTTTTTGTTACCTTTTCTACTGGTCTATTATTGGAATCAACAATTGACATTGAAACCCTATAAAAACCCATTTTCTGATATTCATGTGTAGGGTTCAATTCAGTTGAAGTTTCCCCATCACCAAAGTCCCAGGAGTAGGTATACTCATCTGGGACTTCATATGATAGGTTTATAAAATTTGATTTTAACCCTACAGTGTTGAATATAAAATCAACTACCATAGTTTATTTTTTTTAATCCTCTGAAGGTTCTTCGTCTTCTTCCATTAAAGCTTCAACAATAGATAGTTTAGTATCTTCATCTGTTACTTCAATATCAAAAGAAGCTGCCATTGTTTTTAGGGTTTCCAAATTGAAAGCTTTGGCAATTTTTTCACTGGTCATACCAGATTCTACCATTTCTTTGAATTTTTCAATAGCTTTCTTATTATCAACCTTTACATCTTTTTTAATCTCTTTTTCAATGTTTTCATTGGTAATTACCAAATGACCACCATTGATAGCAGAACGGATTCTTTTTGAATTGTATTGTTGGGGCGTTAACTCTTTTATTTCACCCTTTTTAATGGTAATACCGGTGGATTGGTCATGGAATATATAAGCTTTTGAACCTACCTTTACTTTTGTACCCATAATTGATTTGATTTAATAAATTAATAATTTGATACCTGGTACCCATGTATATTTATGGAATACCAGGTATCTTTTATAAATGAAAAGAGTTTACTGCTCAATGTTTACAGTGATATAGGGGTCAATATTCATCCATTCAGGGAACCCATTTGTACTAAATTCCTTAGTAGAATCAATCAATATTGAAGCATCTCTGTACATCTTAGAGAAACCAGTAGTAATTGTAGCATATACAGCTTCAGTTTGATTAGATACAATCTTTTCAGATTCAATCATCAATTGACGAGCTGTAAGTTTAATTAATGCAGAACGAGGGTCTACCAATAATACATTATTTTCAGGTACCCCAGGATGAATATAGAAATCAGAGCTGCTGGGAACAGGAGTTTTCAAATTCATTGTGGATTGGGGTTGACCATTCATTCTGGTTTTGAATTCAGGAAGGTCAAGAATATCAATTGCTGCTGATTCATCACCAATCAAAGTACGGAATACCCGACCAAGACGAGAACCACGAACCCAAGTTCTAAGAAGGTCTTTATAGGTAATACCTTCTGCAGTGGTATTTACTCCAATTACTGGGGCAGATTCAGAACCATCAGCTTGATTACCATTAATCAATACATCCATAGCCAAAGTATCAAGGGCATAACCCAATTGAATACCAAAGTCACGAATGAAAATTGCCATTACATCAAGTGATACATAATTCTTAACCTCTTCAGTAATTTTAAAACCTTTACCAATTTTGAAAAGTCTTACTGATTTTTGACCAAAGCTTACATCTCCAAGAGGGATAGTTTCAGCTTCATTAACTCTTGCAGGTGCAGCATCTGAAGGGTTAATCATAGGCATGATTACTTGAAGCCCATTGATTGCTTGGTCAGAAGAAATAATATTGGGATAGAAAGGAGCTTCCTTAATACCCAAATAAATGGCATCACGGATAATTTCAGGAACAATCCAACGGATATTTTGGTCGGGCATTGTAAAGATATTCTGCATTGTATCTTTTTTGGGATTAATGCCAATCTTATCATAATAATCCTGAATTGACAATCCATAACGGTTTGTTACCAATTCACTAAGTGAAATATCAACAGGTCTTTGATTTTGGTGACCAGCACGGGTAGCATCCAAAAGTTGTACAATTGACCTCAACTCTTTGGTGAAGTCCTGTGCTTTCATTTTAGTTACGTCTTCCATATTACTTTTTAATATTTTTTATCGAACCATTACTGCAATTAAATCATTGATAGCTGCTGCAGTATTTAAATTAACAAATTTGGGATTAGCTTTTGTTGTTGAAGCTCCTTCATCATCTAACATATATGTTACATATATGCTATCTTCATCAAGTTTATTGGGAAGTACAGCACCACATGTAGGCATTTCTTCTCCAGCTACTCCATATACAATAGCAAATGCTTCTACCATTACTGTTACTTCAGGAATTTTTTCCCCAACAGGATAAGCAGGGTATTGAGTATCAGTAACAGCAATACCCAAATAAATACCAGTACCAAAATAAGCTTGAATAGTACCATCAGTGTTCAACTGTACTGGTTGACCTTGAAGTATAACCTCATTTTTTTTTACAGGAAATGCCTGATGTAATTTATGAGATTCACTTTTATAAATTACTGTTTGTTTGGTTTTACTCCCAACAGCAGTCATTGCTTCGGGATTTACATAGGGCATCATAATCTTCTTATATTATTTTAATTTAGAATCAGCTATATTTTTGATAGTAGAATTTAAATCCTCAGAATTTTTAGTTTCTTCTGTAGATTCATCATCTTTTGTTACTGAGGAAGCTCTGCTTACATTTTTAGAACCACATTCTTTACAAACAAGAGGGAATTTTTCTTCTAATTGTAAATCATAGGTTTTGGTAAGTGATATAAGAGTCTCAATACTTGTAGTATTGGATTCCAATAAAGAGATAATATTTTCATCTACTTTATCTTCACCAACAAGCTTTTTATAGGAAGAAATTGCATTATTTCTTACCTCAGTTAAATGGTTAGTACCAATAGTTACCATCAATTTATTTGATTCAATGGTTTCTTTTAAGGTATTTATTTCACCATTTAATTTATTAATATTATCCTCAGCATTTGTTTTAGCTTCAGATAAACTAGAATTCTCAGATACAATTGTTCTAATCTGAGAGAGAACCATTTCTTGACTAATGGTTGCCCCCTCTTGTAGAGTTAACATACCATCACCAAATAATGATTCTAGAAATTTTTCTAATTCATTCATTATAGGTTTATCTTTTGGGTTAGTATTATTATTTTCATTAATAAATTTACTGGTATTGTACATTATATCAACTTCATGGGCCCCTTTGAATTCAAAGAAAGAAAGTTTCTTTGGAAGGTCTTCTTTCTTTATGGGAGCTTCCGAAAATGAATAATAAACAGAACCAGCATAAGCTGGATTGTTTATTTTATTATCTTTTATTAATTGAGCAAATGGGTCAGCTCCATGTGATACCAAAGAAGTTTCCTTATAAGATATAATTCTTGTAGCAATTCTACGAACCATAGTACCATCTTCAGCTATGGTACCTAATTTATCATAAAATTCCCATTCTTTTTCAAATCTATGTGATGGTTTCCATTCGAATTGAACAGTTACTGAATTGGAATGTATAGAAGGAGGGTCCATATTTATACCTCTTGCAATTCTTGGGTTTGATTTACCATCTATTTTTAGTACCCCATTTATTCCAGCAGGTATAGTTACTCCATCAACTGTATATGATTCTTGCCATAAAACTGATTTAACGGAACCAATAGCATTGGCTACATCAGTTTCATGGTCACAATTTACTGTTTGACCAACTAAAAGATTCATAGAATCTTTAAGAACATTCTTGGGAAATTCAGTTGGCATATAATTCTTTGAAACTATACAAGCTGAAAGTAACCTGAACATTGGTTCTATAAACTCTTCATCATTGGGATGTAAATCTTCTGGGTCTACATCTTGATAAAAAGTATTATAATTAGCCCCTGAACCAAATAAACCAAATTGGTCTATTGAATCTTTATTAGGTTTAGCTTCACTAAAAAACCTATTAGAAATTTCTTCATGATGGTTAGGTACATGGGACATTAATATACTATGTCCATTTCCAAGTACCATGGTATCAACATAATTTGGCATAATATTTATTATTTATCGTTTTCTTGTATCTTGGTCAGCCCTTTTAGGATTTGGATTATTTTTATCCCTTGTTTTTCTATCCGAGGTATCTTTATCTGCCTCCCTTTTTTGTTTCTTTGCATTATCACCTGGTGATGATACTTGGTTGGATTCTTCTGGTTTAATTCTTGGTTCTTTTTGGTCGGGTTTATCATAACCCATTTCCCAAGCAAATTTTTCTTGCCCAATTATTCCTTGATTATATAGAGAGGTTAAATTTCTAATTTTATATTCTAACCCTTGTTGAACTTTTACTTCATCAGATATTGTGGTAGTTCCAAATGTAACTTTAATACCCTTATTTGGAAGACCAGCTAGACGTAATTCTAGAGAATAAATAAATTCTAATACAAAAGAAGTAAGGGTTTGTAAATTTTTTAACTGGGAGATAATCTTTGATAATAAAATACCAGCACCACCCTCAGTAGTATTTGAAGTAACTCCAATTAAATTACCACTAACCCCTAAACCATTTGCAACTGATTGTTGATTCATGGTCCAAGGTTTATCTAGATTTTGTAAGTTTTGGGTAGTTGAATTTAATTTGAATTCATGGTCTTCAATGAACCCAGTTACTATACCATCTTTCATACCATTCATTAGGTTCACTTTTAGTTGTTTTAATAAACCAATTAACCTATCCTGATATTTTTCTATACTTTCTGATGGTAATCTTTGAGGTTTTTGCATTTTAGCTTCCAAGAAACCAACCATACCCATTACTTCCATTATATTCTTAAAATTGACTCTCATTTCATGTTGACCCTTTAATGAATCTAATGCAGCCATAAAGGGTGGTACCCCATAAGGTTCATCAGTATCATTATACATACCAACATATAAATAAGTTTCAGTATTAAGTTTTATATAATCTGGTTTTTGATTTTGTGGGGAATATGGATTTTTTTGATATGGGTGATATACCCCATTACCCATTCTCCTGAATATAATTGATTCTGGATTTACAAATACTATGGTTGATATCCCATTTAGTTTATTATCTGGTACTGCTTCAATGGATATTGCACCACCTATTAAACATTGTACCATAAATTTATTTACTAAACCATCAATACCAGCAGTATAATTAGTCCACCTCTTACTTGCTTGTTTTAAATGTGAACTCATTTTTTCTGCTTCTTCTGGGGTATTATTTGGGAATGATATAGTATGACCAGTATTAGATAACTTGAACATATCTTGTAAAGCTATACTAACATCTGGATTAACTTTATATAAATCTCTTATAAGTGGGATTATTTCAGTCCTAAAACTTGGTAATACCAAGTCCTTAACTCCCATTACACTTATTAGATTATTAAATGATGGTTCATTAGGAACTGATACTCTACCAGGGGGTATTGATGAATCATCTTTTCTATCTTGGTTTACCAATTGTTGTGGTACTGGTTTTTTTCTAAACCATGCAAATAAATTCATAGATTTTTATTATTGGGGTAATACATATCCATTGTATTGATTTGACTTCCTTATATGGTTGGTTATAGCTTTACCAAATATATCATCATCTGAATAAGTTTGGTCATCCATATCTATATCAGAAGCTGAACTAGATGAGGTTCTATGTTTACCTCTTGCAACTGGTCTTCCTGTTGCATCATATATAAAGGTATAGGCTTCTTGTATAAAGAATGGGTCCTTTATGATTATATTTTCTTTTCTAATATCCTCTTCCAGACCCTCTATTATAACTGTTCTATTTTTAGTGGTTGTTAACCAACCAGGAATTTTTTCTTCTTCTGGTCTACTTTTACCCTTCTTTTTAAGAATTTTAGTATAGTAATAAAGATTTGGATAACCTTCAGCTTGAAGCATTGCAGTAACAGCTGCCCCTATATCATTTGTTTCTGGTGCTAGAAGTGCATTATTAAATTTCATTCCAGTATCACCAAGTAACTTTGCATATCTATCTAGAGGTAACCTTCCTTTGTATATAACTTGTTCTTCACCAAATTTATCCATACATGTGAAAGAAGAGTAGTCAGTTGCTCTACCAGTTGAACAGTCTGCACCAATGAAATATTCCTTATCTGGGTCTACTTCATTGAATTCTCTATATTGACCACCCATTTTTGTTAATATTGGGGGATATTCAGATAACATTTCTTCAATACCTTTGATATCAGACATATCAAATACTGTATTACCTGAGGATAAAAAGTCACCATCTATTTCTTGGGCAGTTCTTCTTGGTCCAAGTGCAGATGCCATTTCTTGGTACCATTTATCATCTCTATCTGGGTGCATTTGCCAATATAATCTGATTGGATTCATTGGATTACCACCAGATATAGCATCTACCCAACTTGAATGATAAAATCCACCAACTCCTAATGGAGTAGAATTAATGATTGCTGAACCACCAGTTGATAGAGTAGGGAAAGCTGCTGCCCAAATTTGGTTAGCCCATCTTACTGCAGCAGCTTCATCTATAACAAGTAAAGATAGAGATTCTGAACGACCAGCTTGTTCAGAAGTAGGGATTGATTCTATAATTGAACCATTTGAGAATTCCATGGTAGTTGTACTACCAAATTCCCCTACCCTACCATTTATGATTGGTGTTTGAAGGTACCAAGGTAAATTCTTATACATGAACTTAATTTTCTTGAGTACCTTCTTTGCTATAGTATCCTTGATTGATATGATGTTTATTTTTTTGTTTGGGTGATACATAGCTAACCATAAACAGTACATAGCAATCAATTCTGTAATTCCAGCTTGTCTGAATTTTAGGATTATATTGAACCTATGTTTTAGGAATTGATAAAGAACTGATTTTTGGTATGGGTATAAATTAAATTTTACCATACCCAGTACTGGGTTAACTACCCAAACAAATGTAGGGAATAAAAATACATCTTTTGATACTCTAGATAAAATTCTTAGCTGTTCCTGGTTTAAGCTTTTATCTTCTTTTAATATCCTTGCCATAGTTAGAATTGATAACTTAATTTGAAGTATAAATCTGTTCCAGGATTTGTTTTAATCCTTGGGTAATAAAATAAGTTCAACCCAAGTTCATAATTAAATTTACTGGTATTGTATTTTAAACCTAAATTCAAATCCCATAAATTGTTGAATGGTCTCCATTGAAGTTCAGTTAATGGTGAAAATCTTTTTATGATGGATTTTCTTTTTTGAGTCATATTATCCTCAAAGTAATTGTATGAATATTTATCAGTATCAATTGAATAAACCTTTTCAAAGAGCTTTCCATCTGTGTTTAATAATCCAAGTTTTAAATCAGTATCAGTTAGAAGAAATTGAATTAGCTTACTTGAATTTGGGAATTGAGAAAGAAACTGAGGTGATACTGAAATAAAACTTGAATCAGGATATAATAGTTTTATTGTATCATTATGGTAAATGATATTTAAAATTTCTATCGTATCCAAAGTATGAACATAAATAACTTCTGGTTCTTTTGGTTCATCAAATGGTTCCTCTGGAACAAAAGGCTTATCAATATAAACTGTATCTGGTTTTTGATTGTTGGGTTTTGAATCAGATTTATGTTTCAATGAACCAAGGTAATAACCAATCAAAAAACATAAAACAATTGGGATTAGGATTTTCAAAATTGACCATAGGATTTTCATAACATAAAATTTTTGGGATTTATAACCAATAGTTCCCCCTTATTCTTTTTGATTTATCCCCTCCTCTAAAAAGAGTAAAATATATTTATTTACCCTTTTAGAGGGTATAAATATATTACGTACACGTATACACGTAACCTTATAATAGCGCATATGCGTAATATATAGATAGATATTATATATCTATCTATATATTTATTTAATTAATAATAAGCGCATACGTACGCGTTAGGGGGTTTCCATATTCCTGAATTGTTTTTTTAGGCATTTTTTAAACCATACCCCAACTTCATAAACTGAGCCTTTTGTTAATGTATTTCTTCCTTTATTGAGCCAATAATTTAAATTTTCAGTATCCATATATACCTTGAACCTTTTTGGGAATCCCATAATAATCCTATATTCTTCTAGGCCCATGATATCCCCATCAGGATTAAATTGCCTATTTGATGGTCTTACAGTTAATGGATAACTATTTTTTCTATTTCTATACACTCCTGGAAGAGTTTTCATTTTGGTATTTTTCATTGGCCATTTATATTCTTTTTTAAATTCACTCAACCAAAGATTTTTTACTTCCTTTACTGTTAAGGTTTTCTTTGATTTATCAGAATAATGGTACATGGCTAATTTTTTATCATCATTTTCTTTGAAATTAATGTCCTTTCTTATCAGTTTTTCAATTTCTGATACTAACATTGGAGTTGATACTGGAAAAATATTTTCAAAGTTTGATACTTTTATATTAGAATCCTTTCTAATACCAATTAGGATTAATCTTTTTCGTGATTTTTGTGAATTACCAAAATCAAATACTGAATGGCAATGGACAATTAGGTGATAATTTTGCAATTTTGCTTCCCATTCCTCTCTTGGAATTAAATCAAAAAGTTTTGGGAGGTTTTCCATTAGGAATATTTTTGGTTTAAACATGCTCAAAGAGGTTAAAAATAGATTCAAAGTTTTATCTTCTTTTGGTTTACCAAGGGTTTTCTTCCTTGAATAACTAAAAACACTAGAATGACCACAAGAAGGGGAACCAATTATAATATCTACTTGGCCTTTAAATGATTCAAGGTCTCTTTTGAAAGGTATTTCACCAAAATTTAATTTCCATTGTTCTTCATTTTTTGTATGAAATACTGCTCTTGGTTCAATATTACTGATTAAATACTTTTTAAAAGGGAATAATAAAGCTCCTTGAGCTCCACATACTCCAAGTACTCTTAATTTACCCATGATTTTTATAAGTTTTAGAGATTATATATTATACAACAAAGGTATTGCGAAATACTACTTCTTATTGAATTTAATTATATAATGCAAAAAATATGAAACTTAAAGAAAAAGATGCTTTATTGGTAACTGGACCAGCACATTATGAAAAAGCTTTGGTGGATTCTGTATTAAAAGGTAATAAATACAAACTTAATAATGGGATGACCATAGATAATAACCTAAATATTATCAGTATTGTTACTTCTAAGTTCAAGGTTGAACTATTTGATGAGGATAAATATGATTATTTATTATCCATGGAAAGAATACCCAGAATTTTGGGTAAAATTAATGAAGGATTATGGAAATTACCTAATGAATCAGTGGTTAAATTGTACAATAAACTTAGAAAAATGGAGGAAAAATATTTATGATTAGAAAGATGTTGGATTTTTTAATCCTAAGGAAATTTGACAAAGTAACAACAGATAGCTTTTTTAGTATTTGGGCTATATTTAAAGGTTTAGATGAAGAATGTTCTAATTTTAGAACCTTTTTTGTACCATTGGTAATCATTGCTTTAATTATTGGTGGATTATTCCTTTCATTTCTAGCAACAGTATAGGGTTATGGCAATGAAAATTTTAATTATTATATATTTTATTGGGTTAATATTAACCATAGCAATAGATTATACTGTTAGGAAATCAGGTGTAAAAGGTACAAAGAATAATATAAGGCATTTTTTTATAATGGTAATTACTTTTATGATATCCCCAGTATTAATTCTTAGTTTACTATTATATACAGTAATAACACTTTTTAAAAACCATAGTAAAGAAACTCATCTATGAGTTTCTGTTTATCTCGTTACTGAATTTATGTTTCACTGTTTGCCACCAAGGTTTGAGAAAATATTGGTGGTTTTTTTGTATATACTATTTTGATATGAAGAACCAAAAAATAACCTAAAAAAATAGAACAGTATGATAATAATCCCAATTATGCCCAAAGATGAATTAGATGGGTTTGAAATAAAATTTTCTGCTATTACTAAAGAAATGGCATTTTATTTGACCAAGGTATTCAATAGTACGTCAGCTAAATCATTAACTCCCAGTGATATTGCATTTGATATATATGTTACTAGAAGTGATAATACACCATTGATACGTCTATTTGCATGTTCTGTTATTCAGAATATTGTTACTTCAGAAAGATATTGTAATATTATGGTAAGTGACAATAAATATGTTGATTTACACGGTATTGATTTTGACCCCAGTAATGCTAATGCTTTAAAAAGAAATTTTACTACTGTATATCTTACTTCTACTTCTCCAAGTTCTACTGGTAAGAAATTTATGTTTGGGGGTTTACAACTTACTACAACTGGTAATTTTGACCCCAGTATGGAAGAATCTTGGGGATTAGAATGTATTAATATTGAAATTTTAAGATAAAAGAAGTATTTGGTTCTTCCTTCTTTTACTATTCAATTCCTCTATTCCAAGTAGAGGAATTTTTTTATGACCAAATTGAGATATAGTAGACATATTCAATATAAAACAATTAATATTATGAGTAAATTTGATATCCTTAGGAAAAGATTTAATCAAATACCAGTAGGTGAAAAATTTGATTTTATGGATTTAATAAATGACCTTGGTTATTCACATACAACAGTTTTGGGATATAGAAGTAATTTTGAAACTAGAGGTTATATGGAAAGGGTAAGTGTAAAACTAGAAGGTTCTAGAAAAATTAAAATTACCTTTAAGAAGATTAGAGACTTATATGAAAATGTATATGAATTACAGGAAAAAAGAGAAAGGAAACAATTGGAATTATGGAACGAAAAATAGGTGAAATATTTAATTATCAGGATAATTGGTACCAATGTATTGAGAATACTGGGTATGGGTGTATTATATGCCATTTCAATACTCATAATAATATTTGTTGTAATAATGTACTTAATATAATAGGAAATTGTTTACCACCTTATAGGAAAGATTATAAATCTGTAGTTTTTAGGAAACTTGAAAAGGTTGGGAATCCAATTATGGTAGAGAATAAATCATATCAGAAAATAAAGGTCCCTGATTCTCTTTGTAATAATTGTGCTTTTTATGATAATTTTTCAAGAAACTGCCAAGAAAATTGCAAGAGAAACCACAGCTAATGTTATTAGAATACAAAAGATAGAATGGGAGGAATAGTTATGACCTGGGTTATAATATACTGCATACTTAGTGTAATAATAGTTTCAGCTATTCTAATCAAATTAAAATGGAATGATAAATGTACTATTGGGGATTTATTATGGGGTTTATTCCTTGTAGTCCTTAGTCCAGCATCATTGATAGTAATTATTATAGTTGAATTAGTTGATAGTGGATTTTTTAAAAAAAGTTTATAAATTATGGAATTAGAAAAAGGAACCTTAGTTACCATCAAAGGTACAGCTAAATTTAGTAAATTTATTGGAATTATAAATTCTATATCATCTGATATGGCAATTAATTTCAAGGTCCTATTAAGTATAGATAATAATAGGAATATCCTATCCTTTAATAATTATATTACATTCAGGCATTTATCGGAAACCAGTATATCTGAAACTACAGATGAGGAATTTGATATCCTTAGATTGGAATTGGAATACCTTGGAATTACCATAGAGGAAATGGAAGGTTTATTTGATATAAAAGTAGTAGGATGACAAGGGATATTATAAATTTACTCTTTGGATTTTCTTTTGGGTTTTTCCTAATGCAATATTTTGCTGGTGATGAGAAATCCATTATATTGGTAGTAATCCTTTCCCTGGTTTTAATATTAAACCTAATCTCAATTGTATTTGACCATTTGAATAAAGTATTCAATAAGGATTTATGGAATTCAGTTATGGTTATTTTATATGGTATAGGATTTATTCTTTATATTCTTTTCTAGAGTTTTAGTTTTTATTTTAGGGTTATCTCTTTGAAGATATATTTATATTTTCTTGGAGGTAGCCCTTTTTAATTGAAATAGAGATTGAGATTCCCATTACTATTGGGGGATTGGGATTTTTTTTTGAAATTGGGTTTGAAGGATAATTTGGGTTTTGTTGGATTGATTAGAGAGGGGGGGTTGTTATTGGTTATGGATTATTATGGATTGGTTGTTTTTTGGCTTTCAGAGGTTTCTATGGGGTTATTTGTTGTTGTGTTGGGTTCTCTTCTCTCTCTGGTTCCCTTGGGTTCCCATTACTATGGGCTCTAAAAGTTGTGGCTTTGGGAGGGGGGTAGGGTAGATTTATTTTAACTAAATTATGTAAAAAAATAGGGGACAAAATTTTGTCCCCTTTATTAACTTAATTAACTAAAAATTTATTCCATTTCAATTATTAAATTATCTTTATCTATTTCGTAATAATCAAAAATCGAATTGCATTTATTTTCAATTAGAAATTGTTCCATTTCTTCAAAATTTGAATTTTCATTTAATCGAATTACTCCGCAAATCTGTTCATTTTGATTCCAATTTACGTCAAAATCAAACAATCTAATTTGATTTTGAAAGGTTTCTACAAATTTAAAAATTAAACTTAATCTTTGTTTATCATTTGTATTCATAATTATAAAAAATTAAAGAGTTTCATAAATGATTGCAGTAATATTTTGTTTTTCAAAATTGACCAATCGTCTTAACTTAAATTTTTTATCCCGAATTAGTTTAGAACGAATCGAAATAAGAATTTTTCTTTTTAAGTCTTTGTAAAAATTTTGATTAAATTTTTCTAAAAATTTTTCATTATCACAAAAGCAAATATAAATCTTATCCCCATTTTTATATACCAATTTTTTTTCAAAAATTGGAGTTGAAAAAAAACTCTGAAAAATATCTAACTCGTTTTGTATTTCTTTTTTAACAAAATTAATATAACGTTTATTTTTCCTTTTCATAATTTTTTGATTTTTGGAGTAGGGGAGTTTATCCCCTACTCAATTAGAAATTTATTTTGTTTTTTCAGCGCAATTTTTCATTGCTTCCAGAAATTGCTTAATTAGTTTTTGTGTCTCAATATCTGTATTTGATTCGCAAACAACACTTATATTATTGTATACCTTGTTTGCGAATTCTTCCCATATTTTTGATAATTTTTTCAATTCAGTTTCATTTTTACGAATTGTTAAAAATGTGGATAAAAATTTGTTTTGCAAGGTTTTACGTAATTTTCTACGTAATTTTTTTTTGTCATCATCTAATAGTCCAGCAAATAATTCCCTCTTATAGATTGAGGATCTCTTTCCATTTGAATTATTAACAAATACGTCACTTGTTAATAATTCGTCTAAATAATTTTTTGTTTCCATAAAATAAAAAAAATTAGAAAGTTAAACAATAATATAATAATGTGTAATGAATTAGGAAATATTTCCCTTTCGATTACACAACAAAGATAATATATTATTATCCATTTGTCAATACTTTTGAAGTTAAAAAATATAAAATATTTTTATTTAGAAAAATTCTAAATAAAATAATTTAGAATCAATATAAATAATATTATTTAGAATGAAAATAAATAATTTTTATTTTTATTTCTTTTTACAATTTTTTACAAATTTGCCACGGGGGTCTAAAGACGTTAGTAAGATTAGGCCCTTGTTGATGGGAACCATTGTTGGTATGCCTGAAAGGTGCACATGCGTTGTTAGCAATATATTAATTATCTGATTAGGTATGTATAGTTTAGGAAATCATTTGTTGGTATTTATATTGGGTTATATATTTAGAATTGGGTATGTAGTAAATCAGGTAGGAAGTAATATTTCTTAGAAATAATAGAATTATGGCCATTAGAGTAAATATGTTTATATTCTTTGAGGCTCTAGAATGATATTTATATATTGCCTTGTTTCTTTGATAGTAAAAGAATAATCAAAGGTAAGTAGTTTCAAGCGTATGTGGTTATTTTCAAGCGACATAAGGATTCAAGCGATTGATAAAATTTGCTAATTTTGCTTAAAGGGCGTAGGTGGTCCCTTTAAGGCGAAAATAAAAGGAGCCCATTGTTGAGGGCTCCTAATTGGGTTTGGGTTTTTTTATAGGTGCATATGTATCATGTAACCTTCGGTTAAGGTGAAGGTATTTAGGTTAATGTGGTTAATACCGTTTTCGGGGTCCATTTCGTTATATTTATTAATTTGTGTTTGGAGTTTTTCGTAAATGTAGTCGTATTCGTTTTTAAAGTTGTCCAAGGTTTTGAAGCCTAAGTTTATTAATTGGAGCATTTGGTCGATTAAGCTTGGTATATAGTCGAAATAGTCCCCATCGTCAGGATTGGAGTTTAACCAGTTATTTAGGTAACTTAGGTTATGGGTTATTATGTTAGCGATTTGGTGTTTTAGGTTTACCTGGTCCTCGAAAGGTAAAGAGATTATTTGAGCAAAGTAACCTTCGTTATTTGGGTCTCCCGTTATTTCGAAGTATTCGTTATTAATAATGTTTAGGTTACCAGGTAATAAGAGCCCATAAGCTCCCGCATAGTCAATGGTTAAAATTATGGCAAGTTTGTATTGGGGTCTGTTGGGTCCCATAAATAAATTTGTTGCAATTGCATTTAATTCTTGCATTCTCTCTAAATAATTTTTTGTTTCCATAAAATAAAATTTTAGTTGTTAATAATACAATGCAAATATAATAATTTTATTTTTATTCCAATCATATATTATATAATAATTTTGCTCCCAGTGGGTAAGTGTAGGATTGAATTCCTGAATATTGGGTCAGGATGTGTTATAGGGCGTAGGAAGTAATTTATTGGGTAATCCCTAAAATCAGGATTACAATAATTGTCATAAGGTAAAGGCCTTTTTCGGTTTAGGCCTTTGTTGATAGGAATTTTCTGATTCACAAAAAGAAAGGGAGACTTTTTAGGTCTCCCAGTCATTCAGGATTATGTTATTATTATGGAAACTTAGTCTAAATATTGTGAATAAGTAATATAATAATTGAAATCTGATTGGTGATAGGTTAAGGTATCCCCCATTCTTGGGTGTTGATATATTTTTAATTGGGTATTGTTAACTGGGATTGCATGTAATCCAGTTAATTCTGTTAAGTTATCAATAAAGTTCTGAACAAATTGATTGACTTTATTTTGTAGAGGTTCATCGAATTCCTCTTCCTTTGAATCTAGGGTGTTTCTAAGCGTAATATTTAATTGTGAAGAGTGATCATTTGGGTTTAACTGGTAATTTAAGTTTACCAGTTCTATGATTGGAATGAAATCCTTGTTGGGTCTTTCATTGTTTGGGTCGAATTGAGCAATTGTTGGAATATTAGCAATGAATCCTGTGATTAAGTTTGCAATTTGATTGTTGAATTCTAGAGCATTCATAATGTTAAGTTTTTAAAGTGATTATTTTAAGTTATTTATAAGGTTTTGTATTGTTGGATTATATGATTCCAAGTCAAATATTCGATTATTGGTAAATAAGTATTTGTTTAATTGTTTTATTGCATGATATAGTTCCACTGTTTCTGATGCAAGTTCTGAGTCATTTGGGTATTTTTGTGATTCTATTAGGTTATTGTCTAGTGTTTTTAGATTGTTATTAATTATTGATTTAATGTAATCTTGTCCCAGAGGTTCTGTGAATGATGTAGTTGGGAAATCGATTGATTGAATTAATTGGTCATCTTTGAAATAAGAGTTGATTGAACAATTGATTGTACTAGGAATATTGATTCCTGAGAATGCAAAATGACTTTTGATTGTAATCATGTTGTTAATGTTTTAGTGTTGTTAATAATATATTTATTGCATTTAATTGCATTGCAAATATAATATATAATATAATAATATGCAAATAAAAATTCGGGGCCTTAAATTTAGGCCTTAATTGATGTCATCTCAATAACATATCAATATCTATCTTCTTTCTATATAGTCTACATGCTTTTAATTTTAATATACCTTCTAGAGTTTATTTTTTACTTTTAATATTAACTCTTAGCTCTATACTTGTAAATTACTAAGATATTTTAGGAAAAATAACCCCAAGGGCCTTAAATCCTTTACACATTGTTGATGGGAATTTTAAATCCTAAGTACTTTTGGGCCCCATTTTTATTAAAATTTTACCTAAAAATTGCCTAAAATCCCTAAAATTTTACCTAAAA